GAGCCGTGCCGCCACCAATAGACTTATCTTGTATTTACAGCTTTTCTGCCGCCGCTTTTTCAAGCACTAATTTTAGCACATACATTCCAATGTTAAGCGTTACCGGAATAACCGCCGCGTCGCGAATCTTACACCAACCGGTTTCGGTTGCAGCATCTTTTTTGCATTCCTCATTGATGCTGTCAACAGCCTTCTGAGCAAAATCCGTGCCTTCAGCCCCAAGCCACGTCACAAAATCGGCTTTCATGTTCTTGCTAACAGCATCTACCTTTAATGCGTCCTCGATAGAATCGCGAATCTGTACCCATTTACTCATGTTAATTCCTCCTTCAATCGTTTGAAAATCGTTCGAAAATCCCACGAACCCGCGTCATTGCTGGCGCGAATCGTTCGAGAATCGTTCGAACGATTTATAAAGACTGCTCGTAATCGGTTACGCCGCGTGCAATCGCACGGGCGAAATCGTCCTGGCGGTTTGCCAAAAGTTCTGCATCATCATCGTTATCGATGAACGCCATCTCGACAAGTACCGCCGTCATATCGGTGTGTTTAAGCACAAGAAGCTTCGGCATTGCTTTGACACCACGGTCGAGCGTACCCAGAGAATCAACAATCTGATTCTGAATGAAATGCGCAAGTCTATGCCCTTCACTGCCGCCATAGCACTCTACCTCAGTACCATGTGCACTCTCATTGAATGCATTGCAATGGATAGACACAAACACATCCGCACCCCACTCATTAGCCGTTTCTGTGACCGTCAAGCCTTGCCGATCATCATACTCGGAACGACCTGCGCCAGTCGGTGCGAGGTTGTCGCTCTGCATCAGCTGGCACTCACAGCCTGCCGCTACGAGGTACTTCTCTACAAGAGCACCGACATTTGCAGCAACGTCAGCCTCGCGAAGCCCACTGTTCGAGTTGACTGCGCCGCTATCGTATTTCCTGTCATGACCCGGATTAATGAATACTTTCATACGATTTTCCTCCTTTTTTATCAATCACTACGCCCGTTCCCTTGAACGGGGACTCCTCATAGAGCCGCCGTTCGATATCATCCAGATGGTCCTCACAGAAATGGTACTGGCGGGCCAACGCCAAAAACTCTGTGGTTGCATCAGCAACGAGCTGATAATGTAACGGTTGAATCATTTACTTTCACCTCCATTATGTTCCATAGCTGTTCTACCGAGATAACCGATAAGGCCACTCCCCAGCGTAGTTTGCAGTTCCGAACCAGCGCCACAAAAAATAGATACAATCAATGCTATGACAAGCCCTGTTCCGACAATTAAGTCCGTCGTTATTTTCATAGCTGACCACCGCCAATCTTGTCGAGCCTATCAATTCGATGATGTGCACTTGCCGCCGATGCTTCCACTTTGGCTACGCGCTCCTGCAGCTCGTGTCTTCTACTCTCGCTATAGCGTAGTTCATCTTTCAGCTCCTGCACAATTGTTCTTAATCCGTCAATAGACTGATTGAGCGGTTTTAGGACGACATATGAAAATGCTCCTGCGAAAAATCCTGCGATTGCTACTGACTGTGCTACTGTATTAATAATCTCCATCTGTTCACCACCGCCAATTTTGTATTATCCTCATATTGAGGAGATGATTATTTATGAAATTACCGAATGGTTTCGGCACCGTCTACAAATTACAGGGCAGCAGGCGGAGGCCGTATGCAGTCAAAAAGACCGTTCAAGGAAAGCAGAAATATCTTGGATACTTTGAAACCTTTGAGGATGCCATGGCATTCCTGGTGGAGTACAACCGCGACCCTGCCCTGCTCTCCCCCAGCAAAACCACATTTGCCGAAGTGTATGCACTGTGGAAGGCAAAACACTTCCCGGAACTCAGATCCGAATCGGCCCGTATCGGGTATCGTAATAGCTATCGCCATTGCCAGCGCCTCCATTCCATGAAATTTGTTGATATCCGTCTACCACATCTCGATGCCGTTATTGATGATGTCCGAACGGCTGGATGCGGATATTCGACGCAGAAGAAGGTTCGGTGCCTTCTTGAGCAGTTATATAAGTATGGTGCAAAATATGACCTCATTACGAGGGATTATGCCCGTTACCTCGACATTGATAAGCCAAAGAAAGTTTATATTAAAAAGCCATTTACTGTCCGCCAGCGAAATCGATTATGGCGAAATATCAACGATATGCCCTACGAAATAAAAATCGTGCTTATGTTGATGTATTCCGGATGCAGAATTGGCGAATTTCGTCACGTTCGTAAATCTGACGTAAAACTCAGGAGAAGGTTGTTCGTTGTACGCCATTCTAAGACAGTTGCAGGCGAAAACAGGTATATTCCTATACCTAAGAAGCTAGTTCCTTGGTATGAGGCTCTCATGGAGTCTGATGGTATTTACCTAATGAGACTCGTCATACCCTGGCATCAATGCTTGACTCTGCCGATATCAATCGAACAGTAATAAAATTAATTCTTGGACATTCGCTCGAAGGCGTTACCGAACGAGTTTATACGCATAAAACAACTCGGGAATTACTTCGAGCTATTGACCACATTTGTCCTTAACATGTTCTTAACGTAGGGAATACAAAAGCCGCTCATCGTAACGATGTAGCGGCTTCTTTGGGTAATTTACTTGTCATTTAGATTAATTGCCATTAGATACGTTGCTTGAACCTGCATCCTGACTGGGCTCATGCGCATTTTCTGCAGCTTCTTCCTCTTGTTTTTTATCAAGCGCTTCAAGAATTTTTGTACGTTCATAGTCAGCACATTTCTTATGCTGACAACGCCCCTTTTCATCGAGTCGATATCCACAAAACGGGCAGCGCGGTCTTCTAATCATATTCATTCAACTCCTTTCAATGCATTCTGATATTCAGCCATTAGTTCTGCATATTCAGCTTTTAAGTCTGCTACCAAATCATCGTCGCCTGCTAATGTCGCTGTCGCCAGCGATTCTTTCAACGCATCAATTTGAGATTCATAATTGGTTTTAATCTCAGACATCTTCTCTCCGACTGTTGGTACATATGCTGGTGCATCGACAGGTTTGCCTGTTTTAGCGTCGCGTACATATCCGGTACCGTTCTTACCCATACCGTAATTACCAATATAATAATTCCACTCGTCTTCATCGATTTCGATATAACCATCAGATTTCATAGATTCAATTGTTTCAGCCGTCATTAAGACGTCAAGTGGATAAGATGAAATTCTCTTTCCTTCCGCATCAAATTTAGATAAATATTTCATTTTTTCTTTTCTCCTTTCATTTACAGTGGGGAAGTGTCCAAGCGCCAGACAGTACGCAAAACGTTTCTATTACGTTCCCAATTGCCTTTCCTACCGAGTGTTTTATTGTCCAAGAGCAACCAACAGGTAAATATACTAGCAACGCGGCATTCGCGACTAATCAAGTAAGTGCTTATAATAAGACTGGATTTACGACATATATTTATAGCCCTTCGGTCCAAACTGGTATAATGTGGTTTGCTATCGGAAAATAAAATATTATCTGCCATAAGCAAACCAACTAATATTGCCACTGCCGCCCCTAAAACCTGCCGCCGACCCTGTCAATGACGTTTTTGAATCGTCAAAAGATGCAGGTACTGACGAAAACGTGCTACTTTTACTTATTCCCTGGATTCCGTAGACCACTGAAGAGAACGCTATTGGGAATGTAAACGAAGCACCGCTCGATGTTCCAGCCACAGTTCCCCACTGTACAGTGGGGATATACTGATATTGAAGCAGGTAAATATAATGTACAAAAAACAATAACTTTCCCTGTTTCGTTTGCATCAGAAGTTTATGTCGCTTGTACAAGTCAACTACGGGATGCTACAGGTGATTACTCTGCTAATCTTTACATTAAAAGTATTAGTAAAACTCAAATGGTTCTTATTGCTCAAGCAACAAGAAGTTATTGGATAGCAATTGGTAATTAATTATTTACCAATTGCTATCCAGTACACGTTATCACCGCCGTAATCCCCAGATTTTAGCTTAGCATTAGCTAATGATTTGCTAATAACGGAAATGCCGTAGAAGTTAGCATTCCCGTTAAAAGTTGAGGTAGGAATAACCGCGAAACAATTTGATGGGAATGAAACAGGAAACGTTATAGACGTTTCCGGATTATTATTGCTCGGTTCTGTTGCCATTCCCCACTGTAGAATTAATCCGTTGGCAAATTTGACGTAGCCATTGGCTGATAATGACGCCGCTGTAATACCGCCTCCAGAGCCCAGGAGCGCCAGCATTGCCGGTGACATCAGTCCGTTTTGGGAATTAGTAACTACGCCGTATGTTGTATTCGTAGTTGGGGGCGTGTAACCAAGAGCATTGGTCACATTCGACTTGGTTAGCGAAATTGTACCCGAGCTGTTGGTTATATTACTACCCGTCTTAACGAGTCCAAACGTTGATGATGTTGCTGCACCGTAGGTCGTATCGGTTGTTGGTGGAGTGTAACCCAAAGCATTGGTCACATTCGACTTTGTTATCGAGATGGTGCCATTTGAGTTCGTGATATTTGAACCAGTCTTAACCAAACCGAGCGTCGAGGATGTTGCCGCATCATAAGAGGGAATATTTTCAAATTTTGGAACTCCGCCCGAGAACGATACCAGCTTTACCCACGTATTTGCTTCCGTGTATTGATACAGCGCGGCTTCGTCTGTCCGAAAGCAGAACTGCCCCACCTGGACGTTCTGTGTCGGGAAACTTGTTCCCGAACTATTTGACAGTGCTGTTTTATCATTGTTGAGCAAAAGTACCCTGGACTCTTTTAGAGTTTGATTTTCTGGAATTTCGGTATAGCTCTGCATAATATGCCTCCTTTTAGCATCCGATAGCCTGCCACGAGATTGTCCCCGCGACCAGCTGACCGGAAGAATTACGTAATTCAACATTGAATGAATCGCGGGTTACTGATGTGATATTCGGAATTGGTACTGTCCCACTTGCCGCCCGCATAGTAATCGTGACTTCGGGGATTTGATAGAATCGAGAGTCAAATGTAATCGTCGTATTTTCGGCTGCAAGTGTCGCATTCCCGCGCTTGACGATATCGGGTAAGTCGACGTTATATGTCCATGTATCAACCATCGGCCTGTCAGCTGTCATGTCTGCCTCCAAAGCCAACTTAACCAGAGCTTTTGTATAAGCGTAGTCGCCGGGGAGGAAACGCATGAAATCGGTATACCCAGGTGGGATATCGGCCCCAACTTCCTCGGTACCGATAATAATGTCGCTGATAACAGCATTGGCGTGATGGAGCATATCGTCTCCAATAGAAAACGAGCCACTATTTTTAATGGTGGCCCGTTTCTTGGAAACTTCTGTAAGCATCAATAATTCTTGTAGTATCCTTTGATATGTCTTGGTCTTTCGGAGCGCCTCAGCGAACACTACAGACCGTCGAATAAGCTGTTTTATATCAAAGGCTTTATGTTCCGTTACCGATAACGGTTGAACCGCCTTGACGCTTACCTCTCGATGCGTGCGAATATATACCTGCAAGTGTTCGGCCAACTTTCGCTTAAATTGGGAAGAAGTGCTGCACGAATCGGTGATTGCCAGGGGAGCGAGTTCATTCTTTGTAACGTCTCCTGCTGAATCGTCAAGCATTCCTATTGTATCCGATGCCGTTAAATGGTACTTATCTCCATCAATGGAGTTTTCCCACGATGTCGAAGGGCGCTGGCCCCACGTGAAATCTGAATTATCCCACGTGAGCCAACTGCCACCCGTGACCACATCAAATTGTACTGACATAATCAGTCACTCCTTAGGAAAGTGTAAATTCAAATGTCGCTTTGAATTTATCATTCGCTCCTTTGTTGATAACGTCGAATACTACACGGTCTAGCATGATTCCATTCGTTGCCGCATTGAATACGGCCGCCTCGGTAATAGCTCCCGTAGCATCCCCCTCATCAAAATCTGCCGAAAGCGTAAAAACTTTCGTGCCAGCCGTATGTGCATAGGTTGCTGCATTGCGGGAGAGCTCTGTTCCCAGTGCTGTCTGTGAAGCGCTTGCCGCCGTGGTGCCGGTGCCTACTCCGATATACCCCATTGCGCCGGGCTGAGTAGAATTACCAATAACATCACAGATGAAGTCGAAACCTCCATCTACAATCATATTGTGCCGCTCAACCTTTTCAACAGTGCCATCAGCATGAATCAGTTCGCCGTGCAATACTCCATCAATTCTCATTGTCCTGCTCCTCCTTTTTGTCGTTAACCTGCTTAACTGTAATATCGCCATTGCCGTGCTGTAGCACAAACGTGACGCTTTCTGACATTGTTGTTTTCTCGTCCATAGCATTACTCCAATTTAAATCCTGTGAATGTACCCAACGGCTCGTATTCAGCCGATACTGTGCGCGTCGTGTTCATTGCCAAGCATTCTACAGTCAGTGACCTGTTATCGGTAGTCTGGTCAATCGTAAATGATATGATATCATCCGCATGCGGAGAGATATTAACCGTGATTCGCCGACCGTTAGAATCCAGCAAATAGAAAGTCCCGTTATTATAACCAAGCCGTAACCAACGACCGCTTCCTACCAACGTCATGTATATGATGTGGTTGTTAATGGCCGTTGTATGCTTTGCATTAAAAGCTAGATGGAATACAGCTGGAATCGATACGGTATAAGCGAGGCTTGCAATATCGCTGATTCGCGCACCTTTGGCGAATCGTCCATTCTCATAAGCAATACCCTGTGACTCCGATACAACTGCTGAGCCTTTATCAGAGTCGGTTGTATTATTAAGCGAGATAGCATCCACAGTGGTATTCGATAAGCCCGTATAGGTCGATATATAATGCTCAACCTTGCCGCTGCCTAAATCTCCCTCTGGATACCATGCTCCCGATACTTCATTCCATGGATATAGCATATCACTCCACACAACGTCGCTAGCAACTGTTCCAGCATGATATTGGATCCAATTTCGTGCGGGAATTGCTTCTGGCAACGTGATTTCGGCAATATATTCGCCGCCCGTGACATTATCATCCAACACCAAACGGCCATCCATAACGTGGACGTTATTTTTGACGCCCTGCCAGCCGTCATGCTGGTCATCGAATACGGCAATAACATTGCGATTTACGCCGTCAGTTAAATCAAGAGATACATATGCGGGATTTTTGGAGTAATTGCCATATCCATCGATAGCCTTCACACAAAATGTCTGCGTGCCAAGCTGCGGGAAAAAATACATATACATGTTGGATTTTAGGTTGACCACGATATGTGCAGTATCCCAAGAAGTCCCCCAGCGCAATTCGTAACTCATGCCATCCTGAGCGTCCCAGGAAAACGTAATCGTTTCGCCGTTTCGCACGCCGATGAAATCCGTAATATCATCCGGCAGAATATATTCCGCAATAATCGACGCTGGCACCTGGGACATATTACCGCCATTATCGATTGCTACAACGTAGAAGATATAATTTTCTGCCTCTATTACCGGCACAAATAGGCTTGTACCGCCATAACAATCATTGATTTTGTTACATCCATCAATGCCAACGCCCTCAACGCCTTGCCATATTGTAAATCCACGCAAGTCTTTTATTTCGATGGAATCCCATGACAAAAGAAAACCGCCTGCTGTCTGTTTGCATTTGAGCCCCGTAACATCGGGCGGCGGTTCATCTTTGCCTGTAATATAAAGCTCCGTAGATACAGAACCGACTACTACGGCATCAAAGATACACCGAACTGTTATTGTATACGTCGCTTTCGGCGATACGCCGCGGACATACTGCGTAGTAGCCCGCGTGTTAAATTCCTCGCTGAATCCTGTCGTAGTATTGACCACCGTAACTCGATAAGAGTCCGGTACGTAATTTGCATCACGGCTAAGAGACCAATTGATGATAATATTAGACGTCAGCGCGCCCTCATTCGTCGTATAGGTTTCCTCCGTGGCCGTGAGTGACTCGATAATATTCCCCGTAATCGGACTGGATGAATAATCAATTACTGGGAATTTACTGTAATCCAAATCATCGGAGTAAATCGCCTCATCATATTCAGCCAATTTTAACGTTACACGCATATCGCCATCACGTTGAGCAGATACCACTCGGAACGGCTTCACGGCTTTATTGAGCTCGCCGAATGCGTAGTTGTCGAAGCGCTGCGGCATTTGCGGCGATACAAACGGCTCCGCTACGATTATCTCGTTAGTCGTTTCGTTTCCTGGGATTACATCGCGCCGAATCAGCGTATCGTCGGGGAGTTGGATATATAGCTCGTACATCTTCTCGGGCTCCAGCGTAACATCATGGTCCAGCACAACGGTGTTCCCGTTACATGATATGATTCGGCCTGATGCGATGCCGACACGGCTGACAGCATGGTTATACCCTACAATATCGCCATACTCAGCCACCACTGCATCAATATCAGCCCCAAGCTCAATAAATTGTAACTGCCGTTCATTCGTTGCCAGCGCGTGTACGGCCTCGCGATATGCCTGCGACCGCCGTTTGACGCCAAACAACTGTAACTGTGCGGTGTTATCGCTGGATCTGCTTTCTGCATAATCCAGTGACCGAATTGTCATCATCGTATTTTTGAAATCATTGTGCTCATCGGAGTACGTAACTTCAATGGCTCGTGCTCGATCTTCAGTACCGGAGAATGACCCTTTAACAGATGATACTGTTGTGCGGCCTTCGCCAAATATCTGTGTCATCATGCCAGGACGGTCTACAACGATTCCGATATTGCGGCCGTGCATAATGATTGACGCATGGCCCACCGTTGCCGCTTTTTGTGCGGCATCCCATCTTTTCATGGCCGAATCATAGAATGCATCGAACCTAAACCGTGGTTCAAGTTCACCGTCATTATTGACAACCATTTCATCCGCATAATCTGCAGCGGCTTTCCATTCCTCCCAATATGCATCCATAGCCTCGTGAGGATAGCCAGCAACTACATATTCATTCGTTCGTGAATTGATATTGTAGAGCTTACGGCATCCGTGGAGGATATCATAAGTAGCCCAAATCGGATTATCAGCTGGCATTTCTACATAGCTATTCGAATCCGCATCATGCACCCACACCATCGCCCTTTTCTGTCGCCAATTAACCGACGGCACACCATTTGACAGCTGATTAGATGCCAAAATACGCAGAGCAACCAACACTTTATTCGGGCGGCTATAGATGCCATTGACGTATGACGTGAGGATTGACCATTGCGTCATAGTTTGATAACGGCTCGTCTTGGGCCGGTCAATCATAGTCACACGAACGTCATATTGTGCAGCCTCCAAACCTGTTACCTGGAACGTGCGCCGCAAAGCTGAATTTGTTGCCGCTGTAACCGTGTAGTCCGAGTTATCTGCGTTGAAATTATGCCAAGCTCCATTACCAGTACGGCGGTATTCTGCACGGAACCGCACTGAAGCATTGGCATAACTGCCGTCATTATTCATCTGATAAAGTCCTGCAGGCCATTCCAACGTAATCTCAAGGATATTGGCCTGCGTACTGTTGCTGGTTCTTGTCAATGATAAATCTGTGTCAAGTTCCAGCCCTACGCTCTGGTCTAGTGGTGTATTTTTGAAGAAGCTAATGGGTTCCTGGTCATTGGTTCCCAGCCGTGTCTCAATCTGTACATTGCTGAAATTCGATATGTCCGTCTTATCGATGCGGATGTTATCGATGGAATCAACGGGGCCATAGCCACCACAGTACAAAAGATTAAGGTATTGTTTATCGTTCACGGTTTCGACATGCTGTTCCAGGAGCTGTGCTGCTGGAATACATTCGCCATAGGTTTCACCAACTGTGTATCCCGCCGTTGTTACCGGTGTCGGAATATCCCAGCCGTACGTCCTTGTCTGTTCCTGGTCGTTAAAGCGGATTGACGCTGAATCCTGTGGGAATACTGAGTTAATAAGTTTACCGCCCAAGAACATAACTGCGCCAGATGCTAGATACGCACTAAATGTGCCTGCCGCAAGGAAATGTGAGCCAGTGGTGGCAAAGGTTCCCCATGCACCACCAGCGATACCTGCCGAATAGACCGACAAGGCTACCATTGCGACTAACCCCAGCACGTTTTTGACGCCCTTACCTGCGATATGAGGAGTCACGATAATCTGCATATTATCAAGTGGAATAAGCTCCGCTGGGTTCTCAATAATACGGCCTTCAATGCAGATATCTTTGCCGACAATATTGACATAATCTGTAAGCGGGCCGCCCGTGCAGTATACTTCTTTTATTTCGCGCTTATTCGGTTCAAAAGGATTTTTGATTTCAATTATCTGTATCATAAATCCCTCCTAGGCTCATAATAGCCCGCAATTCGCGACCGCCATTTGGAGAGACGGTCCACACAGACACCAGTCAGCAGGTAAGCGTGAATAAACTTCCCATTGCCGATACACATGCCAACATGATTTGCCCAGCACCCCGTCGATAATTTCAGCAGTACGAGACGCCCTTCCTTAGGCTCATCGTATCGTATCCATTTGCTTTCGTCGGCGCGGGCCGTCTCAGCAATAATATCAACATCAACCGCGGCAATATGATAGTCATTAACTTGGTATCCCTGCCGTCTGTAAAGCTCCATTACAAGCCCCCAGCAATCATACCCGTTGGCATCCCGACCGCCGTCAACAAAAGGGATTCCTATAAGGTCATCATATTTCATCATCATCACATCCCCGATTGAATACCAGGCTCACCGCCGAAACGTGACGGGATCAAACACGACTCCAAGTTATTACGGCAGATTCCATTCCCGCTATATCCACACCGTACGTCCCCGCATGTAAATGGGCAAAAATCCGTGAGATACTTCCATGCTGGGAAGCGATTGGCCAATTCCGGTGAAGCACCTAGCGTGAAGGTTATCCATGACTCATCATATGAGGTTGCCGTTACTTGGAAATCCAGCTCCATTTCAGGAACTGGTGTATCCAGCAATTTGGCATTGACCACGTAGAGATTGACCAGCGCATCCGCAAAGCCTTTGTACTGCTGCAGGTAAGAAATGAGCAGGCCACCGCCAGCACTGATTTTTAGGTTCATGGCTGGGATTGTCTTGCCATCCTCCTCGTGTGGTTCCACGTCGATGGGATAGGCCATCCAGGTATGATCATTCCAAACCACATCTTCCGTATTGCGGGCCAAATACAACGGTTCATCGAGCAATTCGCAATTAACCTCAATCAGAATAAGAAACGGTGCATCCGTGCTTAATTTATTCTTCTCCAGCGTAGCAATCTGTGAAAACTCAAGCATATCGATTACACCTCCTCAAATTTCAAGGTTCCCTGCCAGCCATACGGGTAATTTTCCTGCCATTCGAATGGCTCGGCGAACCGAACCACATAGACCTCATTATCAATCGGATTTGTCCATTCAAACTGCTGAAATGTACCGACATGATTCCAGAAATCCATGAGCAATGCGTAGTTCTCATTACTCATAGCCACCCACGAGAACGTCCATGTGCGAACCATCCGCGTTGTTCTCGGCCTCGTCTTTTTATAATTGGCGTCACTGGTGGTGCTTATCGTGCTATCCTGTGATTTAACCTTGTATGAATCTCCCGAATTTGTGGCGGAGGAAATATTCGGCTCACCCACATTCGGGAACGTATAGGAAATTGACATTACATCTGCCCTCCTAATGCTGTCCTTAAATTACTACCAAATCCACCACGATTGCGTGCGGCTCCATCAACAACAACGTCCAGTACCCATTTTTCAAGGCCATCATCATACGATGTATTCTGCACCTTGACCTGACTGTCGGTCTTGTTTGTGATATTGACTACAACACCGCCACTCCCCTTATTACCGCCGCCGATTGCCGCAAGATTTTCCGCATTGAGCGGGATGACGGCTTCATTCTCCCCTGCTTCGCCTATCATGGCCAACGTGGGTGCCGTGACAATACCACCATTAGCGAATGGAGTAACACTGACGCCCAACCCATCAACGGGCAAACCGCTGACTGTCGACGCTAGTGCGGATTTTGCCAGCACTCCGCCCGTCATAGACGCAGTTCTGCCGCCAATAGCGCCCAAGATGCCCGTCATCCATGTTGCTGCCAACCGCTGGGCCGCAATTTTAGCCATTGATTGGAGGATGGAATTCGTGAAATCCTGTAATACGCTTTTAGCAGATTTTGTGCCGCGTATAAATTCCGTCATGGAATCCGTGAGCGAACTATATACCGATGTGGATACATCCGCGATATAGCTTGACATTGAACCATGAGCATCTTTCCATATGCTTACATACGTCTGGGCCAGCTTCTTCTGACCAGAAATATCAATGGAATTTACCATTTTTTTCGAGCTGGTTTCTGTGTTCAGGTCAGCAATAATCTGCTCAAGCCTGCCCTCCTCGGCCAGCCAATTGATATATTTCTCATGGGCCTCCTGTCGTGACTTATTGCGCTTTTCTAAAGCCGCTTCAACCTGGGCATGATACCAATCATTGATAACTGCACGGGTTTCTGTGTCCTTCTTATCCTTCATGAGGCTTTTTTCTTTCGCTTCACGCTCTTTATCAAGCTTATGTAGCGTCGTACGGAATTCCGCATCAGCCAACGCTTCATAATCATGCTCAACCTGCGCATGAGCCACTGATGCAGCGTCTTTCATTTCTTGGAATGCTTCGCGCCATTTCTTTTTAACCTTTTCGTCAATCGATTTGGCATATTTCTCAAGTTCCTTGTTTAGCGAATCAACAGTCTGCTGGTCAATGCCAGGTGTAGCGGCAATCTTATTGATTTGCTGTTTCTTCCGCATGACATCCTCGAGGTTTTTTATCATATTGGTCTGATATTCGGGGCCGTCATTTGCTTGTACAGCATCCCTCATGGTCTGCATCAATGCAGTAGCTTCTTTTCGTGCATTAGCAAGAGCACGTTCAGCGTCTTGTGCTTCTTTAGTAGCTCCAGCATTGTGCAGGAGACTCGACTTGACTGTCTGACCGCCCGATGCTTCGGCAATGGAGCCAAAACCGATGATACCGCCAAAGGTCGAATCAAAATCATCCAGAGACAAATCGTTAATTCCTGCCGAGGACTGGCGGGAGCGGACCATACCATTGCCAATATAGATACCGACATGGCCCGGTGTGTCAATTAAATCGCCAGGCTGAAGCTGAGCACGGATTTCTGAAAGCGACCCCTCATGATAAGCCCCTGCCGCTTTGAAATCGTCGTCATTGACAACACCATCGAACGGGTCTGAACGCCCAAGGGATTCGAATACCTGTTTATATACTTCATGTGTGAAATCGTCACACCAGCCATCCACATCATTGCCAAGCGTGCCACGCCACTGGTCGCCCTGCTGAAAGTTTTCCGCTGCAACCTGCGCGACATATTCGCCAATCGGAACATCGTACTCAACTGGTGCCGATGCGGCAGAACCGCTTGCCGAACCACCACCGCCTGAACCGCCGCCAGAGCTCATAACATTGCCCGTGCCGTTCAAGAGATCTCTTAACTGTTCGTTGAGTCCTGCAGATGCGGCGTTTGTCGTTTGACGAACTCGCTCCTGCACAGCCTCAGGGTCATTACTGTTATACCATTCTTCATAGGTCATAGGACGATTAGGATCTTTTCCCCACGCCTCTTCTTGTTGCGCTTCAGATAACTCATAAGTATTATTGGGAGGTTCCGACGTAGTAGGATATGAGTCCACCCCATCGCCTTCCCCATCTTCGCCCGCATAAGAACTAGATGTATAATCTCGGCTTCCCGGGTCATAATCGTCTCCATGGCCGTTTGCATCGCCATAATCTGCAGCTTTAGCTGCATCAGGATCATAAACACCTTTATATCCACCAGCGCCGTCGCTTTCGACAACTGTTCCATCGTCAAGGGTTATATATCGGCTATTAACCTGGGCCGCCGTTGCATCGCTTCTCTGCGATGAGAGATACAGAACATATGCGATTGCCGCCGCGACTCCCCACCAGCCCTGTGCCAAGGCCCATACTGCGCTGGTTAGTCTGCCGACCGCACCTGTAACCACGGCACATGCTTCGGCTGTACGGGAACACTGCACAACTGCCGTATTACCCGTGACAATTTCGGCCGCCGTGAGGGCTTCTTGTGCAACCGTAGTTTCCACAACTGCCGCTTTTGCCGCCGTTTCTGCTGCAACTTTACGCTCACCTTGTACTATCGCCGTATCGCCAGTTACCACCTCGGCCGCCGTCAACGCCTCCTGTGCTACTGTAGTCTCTACGATAGCTGCCTTGGCCACTGTGTTGCTGGCTACCATCGTGTTCGATGCCGTTACGGCCGCTGTCGCTTTAGCCGCTTCGCTCTGTGCCGCTCTACCATTTGCTACCACGATAGCATTTGCTGAGCTTGCCGCTTTGGAGTTGGCCGCTGCAATTCGTGATGCTGCTGACTGTGCCGCTGTTGCTTCCTCGGAATAGCTGGCCGCCGCTTTGGCGGTGCTAGTCTGCCGCTCTGCATTGATTTTTGCAAACATCTCCGTCATAATGATGCGTTCACGCTCTGCCGCTTCGGCGGCCAACTTCTCACGCTTGACTGTATGCTTGGCAATCAGCTTGGATTTTTCTTCTTCGGATACCTCCATTTGCGCAACGCTTTTTGCATAAGCACGTTCCTCGGCGAGAGCTTGCTTCTCAATATTCTTGATGCGCTGAGCAATAGCACGCTCCTGCTGTGCTGTTAGCTCTGTCTCCTTGGCTTCATTCGCCGTGAGTTCCGCCGAATGGTCTGCGAGTCCGCCGACAACATTACTGACCTTCATGGCAATAGTACGGGCCGCCTGTAGAGACTTATAGACGGCAATCAATGCCACAACATCTTTTGTCGTCTCCTTGATTGCCGCACCATTATCCTTGATGAACTTGGCCGTGTCCTGCAAACCGGTCAAGATAACCGGCAGAAATTCCTTTGCAATCGGAGCAAAGGCCGCGCCACCCGCCGTTTTTAGCTGGCCCAGCTGCATGTTGATGACCTTCATCTCTTGGTCGAGTTTATGCATTTCCTCGGGGTCAATCAACCCATTTCCCTGGACTTTGGCAGCATTTTCTTTCGCTTCAGCAAAATTCTGCAGCGTTTTGGTCAAGGCCATGCCGCGGGACCCAAGCGTATTCATAATGAATTCTTGCCCGTATCCCGCTTCAGTGGCCTTTTTATAGCCTTCAGCCAGTTGTTCAAGCTGTTTGTTGACCGGCAGGAGCTTACCATTTTGATCTGTCATGGAAACGCCAACAGCTTCAAAGATAGCCTTGGCCTTCTTAGCCGATTCCGACGAGCCACTGATATTTTTATCCATTCGCATGATAGCAACAGATGCGGTATCTGCATCACCACCTGTGAGCGCAAGTATTTTCTTAAATTCTCCCGCCTCAGCTGTGGTAACGCCTAGCCTCCGCTGGAGCTGATAAAGGCTTTCTCCAGCTTCAACTGATGCCGAAATCAGTGACGTCATGCCAAAACCGCCCGCTGCCATTGCCGCAAACTTCGTGAATGACCCTAATAAAGCTTCGACCTTGTTCGTCGTGCCGGTCAATGCGCCCTGCATCTCATTAAGTGGTGACACATCTTTAAATGTCGAATCAATCTGTTTTTTGGTGTTGTCCAACGCTTTCGATAAACCCGAATTATCAGCACCAATCTTGATTAACAGTTCGGATATTGTAGCCAAAATATGTCACCCCTTTTCTTTGAAAGACTCGAAGTATTCCAAGTCAGATTTCGCTTTCTCTTGTTTCATTTTCTCGATTTCTTCTGCAGAATAGTACATCGGATTAAAGATATCATCCGGTTTAACCGGCTCTTTTAGATGCGGATTAACTATCCACGTCGTGAGATATGCGCGCTTTCTATCCGCATCCTTATTGCGTTCCCGATAGGCGTCCATCATCTTATAGAGCTCTCTCGGCTGCATATCATCAAGCTCTGCAGGTTTGATTCCGATGCGATACGCAATATCCTCGGCTTTTTCATACCATTCTTCGAAGGATTTTACGGTTTCGCCACTTTGTCGGCTTTTATCTCGGGAGCCGTCCCCCTGGTAAAAAGCCCAGTGGCAAGTAGGGCCGAAATGAGATTTGCCGCAATCACATCAATCGAACCACCAGCGTCACAGATTTCATCGATAACATCGTAGGCGTCCTTATCACCAAGCTCCTGCAAGCCATACTTAATACCTGCCGCTATCGTCGAAATTGTCATAGCCTGCATAATTTCCAACTGTCCACTGCTCATAATCGACAAAATAGAGCGGCCAATCGACCGCTCCATCATTGCCAACGAGCGATTGGTAAAGAGGAAAGTGTACTGCTTTCCACCTACTTCAAACGTCGTTGATTTCTTCATATAGTTATCTCCTTATCTCACAAATCAGGGATTTCCCGTCGTTTCGCCACCAGTAGTCGTGCCACCCGTAGTCGTGCCACCCGTAGTCGTCGGCGTAGTCGTTGCGGATGTAACTTCACTGATTGCTCCAACGCCCGAAAGCGTTACACTAACAGTTGCCACTGCCGTGTAGTTCGTGTCTTTGTTAAACTGGGTAACTGCCGCCCAGCCCGTCTGATACGAGCCATCTTTGTAGACGAACTTGACATGAGCCTGCTTGTCATTACGGAAACAATATTCCAATACCTGCAGCCCCTCATCGGACATAATCAGCAAACCTGTATAGGAGCACGTCCACGATTTGATACCTGCAAGATTCGTTGCCCAGCCGCCGCTAGTCTTATGCGATGCATCGATACTCGTAGCGGACTGGTTAATCGGGGAATTACGCTGGCCGCCAACCAATTTCCAATTCGGCGTCGAATCCGTGCCGCCATCGATGTAGAGCAGACTGTCTTTGCCAAGTTCCGCGACACTCTGGTCGGGATTTGTCGGCAAGTTCTGCAACTGATTCTCTGTAAGTGCCATTTTTATTCCTCCTTATCGGATAGTTGATAGTTAATCTGAACGAGTCCATGATAGCCAGTGGTTTGCTCTGGGAATGTTTCAATCATATCGATTTGTGCATCCAGTACCGCGAAACCATCGACAACCACTTTCTCAACGCCGTATTTCGATATCAGATATGTGATATCCGATACGGCCTCATATACGTCTTGTCTTCCTTCCTCAGTGCCCCACACATTGACCGTCAAGGAACAATTCCACTGGATACTGTTCTTGGTGTCCAGCGGCTTTGCTGTCATCGATTCAATTGTGATGTATGGATAAACAACCGTTTCGGGGACTTGGCCATATACTTTATTACTCTGCCCCTTAGACAAGAGTTTAAATACCGCTTTTTGGAGCGATACTGTCGGGATAGTCTTAATGATTCTCACCGCGCAGCACCTCCTCCATTGCGGTTTCAATCTTTGGTTTATTTTCTTCGGCTGCGGGCTTCATAAATGGAGCCTTTGGCATTTTGCCGTTGTAGATATCGCCTTTGACGTAACCAGGCCAACCCA